CCGCAGTTGTATTGATTGTATCCCAAGCCGAATATGTTTCACCGGTTTTCGGATCATACGTTTCCTTCATCAATTCATCAATTAAGCCAGTGCCAAGACCATTACCGTCCACGATAACAATTCTTGCATTATATCGTTTCCGAAGCCGCTTAACAATACACGCCTGCGTCGCAAAATTCAGCATATTGGAAACATGAATCAGATTTACAAGATGAATGCTTTCAATTTTACCATCATTTCCGCGAAGCACTTTTCCTACAGCAATAGAGGACTGGTTATTTGCACGATTCTGCGACCGCGCAACGTCCATTGCCAGATAGTATTCATCGGTATCATTCGCCGCAGCAAGTGTTGGTTCCGTCAATGTCCGGCAACTCATCAAACGGTTAATGTTAACCAAAGCACCAGTTGCGCTGCCAACCCAATTCCCGCCATAGTTCATATCAAACGCGATAGGGGAAGAATCCGCTTTCTTCTGCAAAATTTTGCTCTTACTGGAACCTCGTCCGTACCAACACCCAAGCATCCAATCAGACCCAAGCACAATTTTACCTTTCAAGTCTCGCATATCCTGAATCATCTGCAAGCTACGCCTATATTCATCAGAACCTCTGAAACCCGGAGTGGTATAAAAATTGATCTGCTGATTTAATTCCTCTGGATTTGTCACCGCCAGTTTTCCTGTCGTAATACGACCAACCTCAACAACCGGTTCCAGTGCATCCTCAAAGGTCGCATTGTCCATCAGGTTTG